CCATCCCAAATATTTACTAAATTTGTTTTATCTTCACGAGTTATTCTTCCAGTAGATTTTGTCCATGATTGTGTTATCATATTATATAGCATAACATCTCCATTGCCTAAAACATCTGTAATGCCTCTTACAACTAATAATTGACGTGTATCTGGAATATAGCCTATCATAGTTTCCCCTTCTTTATAAAAACCACTACTTCCATTCCAAGCATCATCAGAAAATATTCTAATTCCTTGTCTTTCAAAACAATCTATAATTTGTTGTCCATTATACATATATACTCCATGAGCATTACACCAAGCAACACCATAATCTGTTTCACATACTGCATTATAATGCGATACTCCTTTATGTTTATGGGTTGATTCAAGAAATTCTGAATCTTTATTTGCATTAATAACATGAAGAGTGTTCTGTTTAAATTGAAGTAATCTATCAGCATATCCTGCTAATCTTATAATTTCTTCACCATCTCCCACAGCAACATCTATACGCCCATCCATTGTAAAAGTATCAAATCGATTGTTTTTAGATTTAAAAATACTATCAGAAAATAATTTTATTTTACCATCTTTATCTTCTATTTCAACATTTCCAACATATATCTTTCTACCTAAAAGAGCTGAGGTTTTCCATTTAATAGATTTTATCATGTCTTTTTCACTATACTTTCTATTCTGTATAGGAGGAAAATTAAAAGAATTACCTAAATGGTATTTCCCTGGATTCATTACTGTATATTCAGCCATTATTAATCTCCTTAATAAATTTCATGATATTGGTCTTGGTCATAATCGTCTGGAGCAGCTTTATTACTTTCTTCTATTGTCATAGTAAAAATACCACTATCAGCAATTACTGTAAAATTTTCATCTAATACTTCTACTTTAAATTCTCTATCCGTTCCTATCGCTGGTAAATACATTGGAACATAATATGTGTCTAATGTAGTTCCTGGAGTTCCACTAACACCAGTTTTTAAAGCTATTTTATTTCCAGAAACTTCCCCAACATATAAAGGAGATATTGCTCCTCCCCATATTCTTAAAAAACCATATCTATTATCAAAACCATTTACATTATTATTATCTAATATTACTCTCAAATCAACCTTAGAAAAAGATTTTCCTGCTTGTGTTGTATGGTCATCACTAGGGGAAGTAGTCATAGTTCCTTCCCAATCAGTGCCCGAACCAGCAGCATCGCTAAAAGCAAGATGAGTATTTGCTGTTGCAGAATTTTCCATAATATCTACACCTTCTCTTTTAGTTGGAGTTCCACCTACTGATGTATCGTTGTCAATATCCCAAATACCATAAGAAGATTCAGTATTAGAATTATATAATTTCCAATAATGTTTACCCCCTTCAAGCAAATCAGTATGCATTAAAAATGTCCAATCTTCATTTTGTTGTTCTCTAAAATAAAAATTAATTCCTATAATTCTATCATCACCTAATCTATGGTCAGCATCTGCAGTTATTCCGCTTCCATTATCTTCTCCAGTAGATATATGAACTTGAAATATAACTTCATTATCATAAAAACTAACAGTATCTACTACATTTAAACTAGATTGAAATGGAGTTATAGGTCCTTCTTGGTTTCCCATATAAACAGGAGTTGCTCCAAATTGATAATTTCCATTCCAATCACCATTTGAATTAGTCCAATAAGATAAAACAATTTGTTTGTTTGAAGCCTCAATAACGCTATCAGTAGGACCTGCTGCACTAGCATCAAATAAAACTAATTTATCAACATCTCCTAATAATTCTCTAAAACTTTTTAATTTTTGGTCTCCATTTTGCCATTTATGAATATCGTGTAAATTTCCAGTATTACCAAATTGATTAGTCCAAAACAAAGAGGAATCAATATATCCATACCATTTACTATCTTGTGTATGTGAAGCATCTCCTATTCTTAATAATCCATCTACATAATAAAAATTAGGCTTTATAGCTCCTGTAGCTACAACATTACTAGATAAAGCTGGACTATTTCCATCCTTATCCCTATAATAAAATCTAATACGACCACTATTTTGCTTATCGTAAATCGCTAACCAATCTTCTGGAGTTTTAGCTTCGCTATTATCATAGTCTGTTGAAAAGTAATATAGTCCATATCCAGGTTCAACATCTGCTGCTACATCTTGTGCTGTAGCTAAATTTGTTAATGCAGTATCTTGGTTTCCTATATTTACCATCCTTCCTAATTTATGAATAGAAATACCATCTGCTTCTCTCATTTCTATATCACTTAAATCTTTAGGGTCTGAATTATTATTTATTCCACCATGAAATCCTAGTATTTGATATTCTTGTTTAGGCACTTCTCTTTACCTTTTCAAAACTGCGCATTCCTCCAAGACCTAGCATACCTAAAAGTACTGTAGTTAATGTAGTCATATCAAATGTTGGTAAAACTATTTCATTCCCAAATGTATATAACACAAATGTTAATAAAGGTTGTAAGATAAAATGATATGCCATTGCAGTAGCACATATCCAGCCCGTAAAAGGTCTCCAGCCACTCACGAATCGTGAAGTATGTCCTGCTTCTACTTTATTAACTTCTAATTGTGCTTTATTAATTTCAGTAATTAATTTTGCTTTCTCTTCTTTGTCTAGAGTAAACCTATCAACATTATCTGTTACCTTGTCAATAAGTTTACCCACTATATCTAGATTAGGCACTATTTCTTACCTTTTTTCTTTTTGATTTTTTTAAGTTTGCTTTTTAATTGTACGAAATCATAACATTTCTTACAAGCATCTTGACCACTTCTAGTGCAACATACTGCATAGTGTACTCCAAATCCTAAAACAAATCCTACTATAAATCCTATCATATTCTCTCCTATCATTAATAGATTAATAAATTTAATCCCGTTTTCATCTCATACGATTGTGTGTCGTACATGTTGAGGTAACGCCCTTCAACGAATACCCCAAATTTTTGAGACAATTTCCAACCAAATACTAATCCTGCATCATAGTCTATTCCATTGTCTGCGCTATCATAATTAAAGCTGTAATCACTCATTCCTTCATTAAAAGGATAAGCAGTAACCCATAAGTGAAACCAATTATCATCTGTATATCTATAATAGTCTGCTCCTAACGATAATGATAATTCATGTTGATAACCAAGTCCACGAGCATAAGTATCATTATAATCTTCTACAATATCTCCATAAATGGTTTGATAAAACTCTTCATCGCTTGTTGCAACTAAGTTTCCTTCTGCATCTGTCCAATACCAATCCCAATATTCATATCCATATTGAGTCCATTGTTGTGTCCATTCATCATTATAAGGACCATCTGCCCAACCTGCTTCATCCCAAGCAAGTTCCCAAAAAGGAATAAATTCACTCGTATCATATCCTTTTTCTTCCCAATATAAATCTATTGGTAAAAAATCTAGATATGCTGGGTGGCTTCTCCCTGCTACCCCTAAACTAAAGTCCCAATTACCTTTATTTAGTCTATATCGCATATCTACTGCTGCAAATTCTAAATCTTCTAATCCCATAGCATCATAATTAACTTTAAAGATAAACTTAGGAGCTAAATATCGTAGCATATATTCGTGATTATCAAATGATTCTCCGAATTGTTTATGTTGAGAGTATTCTAATACATATTCCCAACCTTTTGCCATACCATTACCCATCATCACACTTTCATTAATTGGAGCTTCTGCTCCTGTGTAAAATTTCCCTGGTTTATTTTCATAGTCAAATCGTGCTAATTTTCTAATACCAAAGGTTAGAGAACCGTGGTCTTCTAACTCTTCTTGTAGTTCTTGTAGTTTCCCACCTGTCACTTGATAGGTTTCGTTTTTTGTTAAAGGACTTGTTAAACTATATGCTCCATAAATTGTCCCAAACTTTAAAAAGTCTTGAGCACTAAGTGAGCACATTAACATTAGTCCTGCTAATAGTTTTTTCATTATTGAAATCTCCTTAACATTATATTATCAATTTCTTTTTTAATTTCTTCCTTAATATCGTCTGCATTTAACTGAAACGATAATCCTGCTTCAAATCTTTTAATTTCTTTTCCTTTTTCAAACATAATAATTGTAGGAACTGAAACTATTTTCCATTCATTTGCTATAATTGCACCATATTCTTTATTGTCTATACTTGCATTAAACCATACACAATTATCCATTTTACCTAAATGAATAGAT